TCAAAGTTTTTGTGACCATCTAGTCACTATGCAATCACCATGCCAATGACCCATCAATCTAATCAATGACTACCCAGATCACTATCACTGTCAGTTATATGCTGTTAGCAGCTCTAGAATCAACGCCTAAGCAACTCCAACGCCTACCTATGCCCTAGTATTCCTAAGCCTCTAATCGCAGAATGTAGCAGTGGCGCGGGTTGCAGCCCTGTTTGTTATAGTGGTTATATGCTGGCGTTTGTTTATGCTTAAATAGTATTAGCTATTGTCTGTTTATTCCTGTATTCGTGCGCGCCCTCTCCTTATATCTATAGCCTTTAGTAGGCATTCACCAGATCAATAGTAGTCAATATCATTATAAGTTAAATAAATGGCTAGCTTATATACATAGCCCGGTAAGTCCCTATAATAGACCCATCAAACAAACAAACACAGAGGCTATACAATGGATAATCTAATTAGCAAGTTAAGCAAAGCAGACCAACGCGGTGTCAATATGGCCTTAATGAATATCAACCACGGTAATAAAGAAGCCGCTAACCGTCTCTTAGATAGCATGCTTAGAGCGGCCAATAGTCGGTCACACTCAATTCTATTAGCAATAAAGGAGCTAGTATAATGAACAAGCAAACTGATGCGATTGAAGCCACTGCCCACATAAAGACATATGAAATACACACGAAAGATGGCTATCTATTGAACGTATTGTCTACCACTGATAAAATTAAAGAATACCCATTGTTTAAAGAAATAATCTCAATAAATGATGTTAATGGTGAGATCGTTTGGCTAAGTGCTCAAGATGAAGAGCTGTGGCAAAGAGCATTTGAGCAGTGGCATACTATCGCCATCTAAACAAACAACGGCCACGGACGGCCACAACAACACAGACAAATAAGGGTGACAATATGTTTTTACATGATATCGTAGACGACTTTAGATTCAACGCAAGCGCCAAAACTGCTATGGGATTAGCCAGAGAGTTAGCAAAATACCCTCATTTATTTAGGGACGTTTGCGAACATACAAGAAATAGAGCAGCTACTTACCTAAAAGAATCTGACAACACAGTGCACCAATACCATGTTCAGTTTCTGACGCAAGAGCGACAATGGCAGTATAAACAAACACAGAGGAACACAGCATGAGCAAGCAAACTGAGCAGCAATTGAGAGACGCAGAGATCGAAGTAGCATACCAGTATCTACGACATAAAGAATGGTTACGCATGGATAAACAGCGCGACCTAATGAGTATGGTAAGCCTCACAGTTTTTATGGTAGGACTAGCAGGTTTAGCACTTGGTGGCATTAACTTAATATTATTCGGAGGGTTATAAAATGCAAAAGTTTCAAAAGTTTATAGTGAGTTGGACTAGTATATATGGCGGGGAACAGCGTGCAGTCTATAACAGCATAGAGGAGGCAACCCTCAGATATGACCAGTTGAAAAAAGTAAAATCTGAAGACTACGTTTATTTGTCAGTAGTGATTGATTATGAATGGACTTAGTAGATTTATAGTGACCACTGATACCAGTGGTTATTCTTAAACCAACTAAACCAAACTAAAGAGGGTTACACCATGACAAAGACAGACATTAAAAAGTTAATAGATGACGGATTTAGCCGCGCAATGGTATTTGAGAACATTGACTGGGAACATTATATAGACCGTATGTTCCGCGCAGAATTAAAACGTGAACGCGATTACAGGAACATGCGCCCAATGGAACACCACGGACACAGAAACAACGCAGCACTATCAGCACGTTATTTTGTAGTGCTATGGTTCAAGCATGCGCTTATTAGTACAGACATGCGCCCATCCGATGTTCTACATTGCAATCCTTCCGCGTTAATGGCTAAAGGTTTAGTAGATAGATGGCCTGAGAAAGCGGCAAAAACATTTGATGGTTATGATTTTGCCCAATTCAACAAACTAGGCTATGAAATGTGCGGCATCGTTGACGCATCGGAGGTTGCAGCATGAATTACCAAACATTAATGAGCGTACAAATAATAGATTTTTATCTTGACTGGTTCAATAATTACCTGACTATAGAAAAAATAGCAGAGCATCACGGGCTAGATGTAGATGATGCTAAAACACTGATTAGCATGGGGCGCTATATGCACCATAGACATATAGAGCAGGTAGCATAGGAGCCATTACGGACTATTTAGCCTAGTATAGAAGCTAGGCTTTTTTTATGCCTATCAGTTAACAATGGCGATTTAAGACCATAAACGCCTAACCAGTACCCTAGCACCTAGAATGCTATAAACGCCGTTAGAACGCAATACAGAGCCTTTAAACCTGTTTCCCGTAATAGAGGGACTATAAAGAATATAACGAAATAAACATTTGACGTAGGGCGCTAGAATTAGGTAAAGTTACGTTTTAAACCAACATAGAGAGAGAGAGAACCAATGAGAAAATTAATAGATCAGGAACAATTCCAGCGCCGTGTTGACGACGAAGCTGTCGAAATAGCCTTCTATGCTATGCCGCAAGCGTTGATCGACGACGACAACATATTAAACGAAGCAACTGGAGTTGATAGCGTCTCTGGCGATGGAAGCGCCTATTTAGAAACCGTACGAAGCTACATTTTACAAGAAGAGGATGAGAAACTAGGACGATTCGTAAGAGAGAATGCGATAGACTATCTCTTGCGACTCGCAGAAACTAAAGCAGAAGATGCTGTATTAGATCAGTTATTGTTGGAGGGGTTCTCGCTGGAGGAACGCTAGCGGTTGCTTGTAAGCGTTTGTGATACTGTGAAGGTTTTTAGGGTATCAGAAAAAACAATAAAATTAAAGGCGAAATAGAAAATGATTAGAAACCAGAAAATAGTAGAGAATAGAACCAAACACCCGCGCATGTTGGAAAATGTTAGGTATACATTGAGCCAAATAGCGACAATAACAGGTACAAACATTAGCACCCTGCACCGTCGAGTAGGTAGAAGAGACTTTTTAATCGAGGACGATATAAAGGTTAAAGAGCACTCTATTATATGGCCTAGACTAGAGAGCAAACTAGACCGTAAGAGCCAAGAATGGCTAACACGGAGAATAGTGTAATGTTCAAGCGTTATATGACGGAGGGAACACTGGACCCAGAAGTTCAGGCAGTGTTTAAAGCATCAGCAGATATTGCTAATGGCGTAATGAGCTTGCAAGATGCTGCAAAGTTCTATAGAGTGTCGAGTGAAGAGATTGTTCAATTCATAGCAGAGTCGTCAGAATATGACTTTGTGTTCAACAGAGAGAGAATAAAATGATTATTTTTGGTAGACATTTATCAATAGAGTATAGGCTGGGCGTAGGTATAGACCTAGAGTTCTCAGAGAGCAGGCCAGTAGTTTGTTGGGATACTGAAACCGACGAGTTGGAGCCTATGTTGTTTCAAGGGACGATCTTACACTTGCCGTTGTGTCTGGTTAGTTATGGTCGTGTTTATGTGGAGGTGCTCTGATGGGTTACCATGACGCGCATTTGCCTTGCGACGATTGCGGTTCAAGCGATGCATTGCAGAAGAACGAGAACGGGAGCAGTTATTGCCATAGCTGCGGTGTTTATAGTAAACCTACTAATGGTGAATTTGTGATCGAAGTACCTTACAACGCAGAAGCAGAAGCAGCACCTATGGAGCATGACAGAGAGCTGGCGTTGCTTGAAAAGCTTTTAACTAACGGACGTTATAACGCCATACCTTCCAGAGGCTTGACCACCAAGACGGTGCAAACCTACGGCATTCTTGACACTCCAGAGAAAACCTACTTCTCTTATTACAGCGCAGAGAACCCTAACACACCTATAGCAGCAAAGGTGCGACAGGCAGACAAACGGTTCACGACGATGGGTGACTGGAAGGAGGCAGGGCTATTTGGTCAAAACCTATTCAACGGTGGCGGCAAGTACATCACTATCTGTGAGGGCGAGTACGACGCAGCAGCAGCCTACCAGATGCAAGGCAGCAAGTACCCTTGCGTCAGCATCAGGAACGGAGCACAGAGCGCCCTGAAGGACTGTAAGGCGGCTTACGAGTACCTAGACAGCTTTAAGGCCATTATCGTATGCTTCGACAGCGACGAGGCAGGCTTAAAAGCCTCTAGAGAGGTTGCAGAGTTATTTGGCGGCAAATCAGCGGTAATGAAACACCCAGTGCAATACAAAGATGCTAACGACTACCTGATGGATGACAATGTTAAAGAGTTTACAGCGGCATTCTGGGCAGCAGAGAGGTTTGTGCCTGATGGCATCATTAACGGTGCTACGCTCTGGGAAGAGGTTAACAAGCCTCTAGAGAAGGCAGCAGCCATGTACCCTTGGGAGTGCTTAAACAAGCTAACCTACGGCATAAGAGAGGCTGAACTGGTGACAATCACCGCTGGCTCTGGACTAGGTAAGTCTCAGTTTGTTAGAGAGGTAGTCTGGGAGATACTCAAGAGCACAGATAAGAACATTGGCCTGTTATTTCTAGAAGAGAACGCAAGAAAGACAGCGTTGTCTATGATGTCATTAGCAGCGAACAAACCTTTACACCTGCCAGACGTAGAGAGCACAGAAGAAGA